GTTGAAAAATTGGAGGATCGATAGATGCTAATTGAAGAATATATCAACAAAAACTTCGGCGGCTGCAAAGCCGCTTTTGCGCGCCATCTCGGAAAAATGCCACAGCAAGTTACGCGATGGGTTAACGAGGGGTGGATTGTTGTAGACGGGATCGTATATAGCAAGCGCTGGAAAATTGAGGATAAAAAAAATGGAAACAGTTAAATACAGAATAGATGGCACCGATTTAGCCTCTCGCACATCGGCCATGACTCACAGAAAAGAAATAGAAAAATTAATCTCTAGCGGGGAAAAGGTTTTAATTGATTTAAGCCATTTAAAATCAATGACTCGCGGTTATGCTGATGAACTCTTTAGCATTTTAGTTGTAAAAATTGGATTAAATAAATTTTATGAACATATCATGATAATTGCAGATTCTAATATTTTAGGGGTTATTTCCATCACAATAAAGATCAGACAGGATGAGATGAATGAACGATAAAAAATACATTAAATTAAATTTCACACGCGAAGAATATAATAAACTAGTGACATCAATTAACAGAAAAAAACCTTTCTTTTTACACTATAATGATAGTTATTTTAATGGAGAGCATTTTTACTCAATTATATCAATATATAAATTCTATGTCTTTTTATACCTATTTTTATTGATGCCGATTATTTTTCTTATCGCAATATTCAACGGTTACAAAACAGCAAAAAATATAATTGTGGATATTTTAACAGGCAACTCTAGAGATTATATTAGTTTTGACATATCTAGTTATGACGATGTTAGCAATGAAGGCGTTGAATTAATCATACATAAATATAAATTAGCGGCAGGGGAATAATGTGCATATTTTATTGATTTGCAAAATGCTTGATAATTTTATTAAATCCAATGAGATATGTGATGACATTAAAAAAGAAGTAATATTAAAATCATTTAATCAAGCTAAACAAATTATTTCATATGATAATAATAATTATAAAAACAGGTATAATAAATCATCTATAGATATTGGACAACAAATTCAACAAAAAAGGTATAATCATGGACATATTAATTGAAATAATATCAAAACTCTCACTATTTTTTGGTTTTTTTGTTCTGTATGCGGGATATTCTAACGTCCTGCAAACTGTTTTCGATTCCTACGAATCTGGAAAAATAAATCTAGCTAAACTGATTTTAATTTATGCGGTAATGATGATTCTCATAATAACATTTTCCGTAAATGTTGTTGTGAATCTAATATAAATTAACTTGACATGTAAGCAATGTTTGCTTATAGTTATGTAACAAATGGAGGGATTTAAATTAATTATCTTGGGGTGATAAAATGTCAAATATTCATGATTTTAAAGTTGGAGAACGTGTAAATATTCATCAACCAACGTACCGCAACGGTGAGTTTGTTAAATATGAAAAACACACAGGAACTATAATTTTGATAGCGCAGAACGGATTTTGTGCGATTGATCTTGGCTTTGGCGTGATTGCACTACGACGATCTGAACTCATTTTTAAATGTGAGGAGTAACAAAATGAACTGGATAGATGTAAATGATAAATTGCCAGATCCGCTTAAAGAGGTTCTGTGCACGAATGGTGCCTTATTTTTTATTGGTTATCGGGATTTTGTTTTGAATTCTCGTATTCGTATCGGCTGGCACTGCATAAACACTAATCGATATGACGGCCAATACTGCTATGACACTGGTCTTGAGAATTTCGAAATTAATGTAACACACTGGTGTGAAATTCCAGAACTCCTTGAAGCACAAATGACTGAAAATAATACTATTTCTTGTGATTACTCTTTTTGTGATTGTAATCTTGATTATTTTATTCGTGAAGAAAAACCAAAAAACGGGGATTCTATCACAATCAGGATACATGCAGATTATGAGGCTGAGCTAATAATTTCTGGAACTGTCAAGCATGTGATTAGTATGAATCAGCGATGAAATGTAATAAAATAAATTAATTTCATGTAAAAAATAAAGCCGCACTAATCAGCGGCTTTTTATTATTAAAAATTACATTTAGCTAAGATATTGATTTTTTTGTTGGAAAATTTAAATTAAATAGACTTGACTAATAACTAAATTTTAGTTATAGTAATCATATCAAACACGGAGGCTTAAAAATGAAAAATACAACAAATGACTTACGAGCTGCTTATGATGCTGTTGATTCTCGTGACCATTATGACGCTGATGCAGTTGAATCTTCCATTGAGGCTTGGCATGACTTGGCTTTTTTTGAGGATGATAACGGATCGGAGATAAAAATAATTGGAACTATAGAATCCGTTTTGCATCAAGACGATGCCGGAGATGTAATAAATTAATTTCTCATAAAAAATAAAGCCGCACTAATCAGCGGCTTTTTCATTTTAAGCAAATATCGCGAATGTAATCTTGCAGCCCCTTTATTTGTGTTCCTGCTGTTTCGATTCGATCTCTGAGTATGAAATAATTCCGTTGAGCGGCGTCAGTAAGTCGGGCGGCGGCTGCATCATCCACGCTGGTGGCGGTTGAAGTTGTTGTTTTTGTACAAGTTGCGGCGAGCTGCAACCGCCTAGTACCGTCAATAACGTCACGCTCAAGATCAGCAATTTTACTTTTTGCGTCTTCAAGTTCTTTTGTCCTTTTAGCGTCAATTTCTTTGATTAAATTTTGTGATTGTTGCGCATCTAGCAATAATGTGGATAACTCATAATTTTTAGTATTAAGCTCCTCGTTTTTTTCTGACAAAACGGAGTTGCGCCAAATCATAACCGCGAGCGCCAAAACAACTGCTATTTTTGCGTAGTAAATTATCGGGTTAATCATTTATTGGAATCTCAACGTGTGGCGCGTCAATGAATTTTGTTTCAATTTTCGAGTCAGGATCGCTTTTCCAGTTTATCCCGAATCGTAATTTTACGCCGAGTTCATCACCAGCTTTTTTTACAGCGCGAAGCATCGGCAAAAATGAACCTGGATTTTTACCCCAATTTTCAGGTAAAACAGATGGATACAAATCAACTGCATGGCCAGTTATGTGGCGAGAATTTCTAGTTTTTGATACTCCAATTGAAACATAATGATCTTGCTGCTCCTGCGTTCTCACACCCTCACGCACGCCAAAATCAACTGTTGATAACTCTAGCGCCCTGTGGATAACTTTTACAAGCCTCTCATCAACTCCCTGTAATTTCTCTAAACTTTTTTTGCTAAATGAAAATTTGCTCATTTTTCATTACCTTATAATATCTTGTGCGGCGTCAAGCATTCGAATTTTTACAAAATCTTCAGCTGCGGGTTCAGCAGTAAACCCCGCCACGAGTAGCCCGATCACGATCCCGTGCGCCGGTGGAATTGCAGCATAACACACGTATGTAACTCCGCTTTTACGCATCTCATCAGAAATTGAGCTATTCGAAACCAACTTAGAGCAATATGTTTTATAAGTTATTGCTTTTATTAGGTTTGCAGTATATTCGCTGTATGGCCTCATCGCTAGATCTGTTGTGCCTTCTAGCTGATCATAGCGTTTTTCAGAAACTCGAACATATAGAGCCGTGCGCTTGTTGCTCTGTAGATCCAGTTCCCACACAGCAACGCTTTTCGCGTTAATATCTCGCATTAATTCAGTTACTTCGCGATCAATTACAGCCTCGTTTATAGCTGGCATACCAAATTCTAGCATTAAATATCGTGAAATCTGAACTCTTGACTCCCACATAAAATAGAAAATCAAGCAAAAAATAACGGTTACTATCGCAATTGCAAGCTTTTTCCATGTATCAAAATATTCAATAAATTCAATCGCTTCATTAGCAATTGAACTTTTTTTGTCGTCTGCGTTGTCTGCCATTTTAAAATGTCCACAAAATTTTTACAGAATATTAACACATAAAAAACAGAATGATATAATCGTTTTTAGATATTCGCATTGCATATAAATAAATATGCTGATAGAATATATATTATTTCTATTATGTAGGTATCGAATTTATGCAGCAATTTATTGATGATTTAAAAAAGCTCTATGGTGATAGAGTTTGCATTTTGCAGGATTTTGTAAAGCAAAAAGGGGGGCAAGATCCGGCAGCTAAAGAGCTGGGTATAGAGCAGGGCAACATCAGCGTTGCTATTTCTCGCGGTCGCAAGATCGTTGTTTTTACTGACGGTTACGGAAAAGTTGAGCGTTCCATAGAGATCAAGCCGTACCCGAGAAATAAGTAAAAAAAAGCCCCCAAAAAATGGGGGCAAACACAACACATGGAGTAACAAATCAACTTAACTTAGGAGGTGATGCAGTGATTATATTAACACGGAAAAACGGTATTGCAAGATTTATTTTTCCAGAATTGCTATAATCTCGGTATGTCAGTAATGGGCTGACGAACCATTCAACAGGAGTAACGTGATGTATGATACACAATTAGTCCACAGTTTCAAGTGTGAAGATGCAATAAAATATGGAGTTGACAAAGCAATTCTTTTGTACAACATCCATTTTTGGCTTTTGAAAAATAAAGCAAATGGAAAGCATTTTTACGATGGGCATTACTGGACATTCAACAGCTCAACCGCATTTGAAAAACTATTTCCTTATTTTTCGTCAAAAAAAATCATGCGGCTTTTACGCGAATTAGTCGTTGATGGGGCGCTACTGTCAGGGCATTACAGTAATGATCCTTTCGATAGATCCAACTGGTACAGTATGCCGGAATTTGGCGCTTCTGAAGTCCAAAAATTAGAAGTTGGATCGCTCATAATTGAGCAATGGCATTGCTCGGAATTGAGCGATGTAGATTGCTCAAAAATGAGCAATGTTACAGATATAAACACAGATATAAACACAGATATAAACATAACCCCCCTAACCCCCCACGGGGGGAAATCGTCTAAAAGCAAAAAGTTTTCGGCTGATCGAGTTGATCTACCTGAATCCGTCGATCCTGCTGCTTGGCTAGAATGGGTTAAGTACCGCAAGGACATTGGCAAGCCAATCAAATCAATCGCAACGGCTAGCAAACAGATCAAGCTGCTGGCTGAACAAGCCAAGATCGGCTACACAGCACAATCAATAATTGATCAATCGATCTCAAACGGCTGGCAAGGACTATTTCCTCTAAAAAACAACACGATACAGGCGAAACAGGCGCTACAGGAGCGTTCAAGATCTGCTTGGAACACAGACGCCGCTTGGGCTACTGAAGAGATCCCAAATTTTGGGAATGAGCGAATCGAGCGCGTAGTAGGTGATTCGTATGGCTTCTAACCTGTTGAAAATCATACAATCCAAAGACTCCTCAGCACTGGCTAAGATGGCGGGAAAAGCTGGACACGCTGCAAAGCAAGAGCGGATCGATGACCGCGCCGAAGAGATCGTTAACTGGCTATTTGACCGCCTAAAACTGATTTTTCCGGCGAGTATTAATACAGTTTTCAAAGACTTAACACATGAGGAGCTAACTAAGCGACAGTGGATCATTGCGTTTCGTGATGAAAAAATACACTCAAGCGAGCAGCTTAGGGCGGGGCTAAAGGGCGCACGAGCTAGCGCAAACCCTTTTTTCCCCGCCGTTGGCCAGTTTATCGACTGGTGCAAAACTGCTGAACTGCAAAACCTTGGCTTAATGACTTCAGAGCAACTTTTTGAAGATGTGATGACCTACACCAACACAAAAGCCAATTATTGCGAATCTACGGGGTATCCGTGGCGCGATCACATACATGCCTATGCGGTGGGTAGGGTTTACTCTAAGATGCGCTCAGAATCGCTTACAGACCGTTCTACGCTAATCGAGTGCGAGCGGGTTATAAAACTGATTGCGCGGATCTTGCAAGACGGCGGAGAGATCCCGCAGATTGAAACGAAACTTATCGAAGACAAAATTATTCCGTGTGATCCAAAGATCGCACTTGATGCAATAGCGAAAATCAAGAAAACCATTGAAAAAACAAGGGGTGTATGATGAAAAAATCCAACTTAATTTTTTTACTGAAACAAGTAGCACAGGCGCGCATTGATCGCGCAAATGTCAAAGACGAGGAGAAGCAGCGATCACGCGATCTTGAGATTAGATTACCGAATCACATGATTGATTTTATTAAAGAAAATGCAGAATCAAAAACCGCTTACTTGATAGCAAAAGAGCTAGATCTTGATGTAAACCAAGTGCGCCGAGCTGGTAAAAAGTTAAATGTAAAATTCAAGCCTGTCATTCTGCCAAACAAGGAAAAAAAAGAGAAATTATCTAAGATTCTCAAGATGTTAGAAAGAAATTCTATGAGCGAGGTTGCGCAGTTGATGGATATGAAACAATCGACTATAAGACACTGGCTATCAAAAGCCGGTATCAGTTTGAGAGATTTTAAGCGGGTGGCTCAATGAGTGACATAACACACGGGGACAGATCAAAAAAGGATCTGTGGCAGACGCCTAAACACGTTTTTAATGCGCTTGATTCTCATTACAATTTTGGACTCGATGCAGCGGCCAGTGATGAAAATTTTTTGTGTGAGTGTTATCTGACTGAGGAGCAAGACGCATTATCATCTAGCTGGTGCGAGCTAGTCGGTGAGGGCGGTTGGGTGTGGTGCAATCCGCCGTACTCTAAAATTATGAGTTTTCTACAAAAATCGATAGATGAGGCGGAGCTAGGCGTTAACACAATTTTGCTACTGCCAGCAATTACGGAAACCTCATGGTTTGCGCTAGCGTACAAAAAAGCGTCTAGAATCATGCTGATAGAAAAACGGATCGCTTTTATACATCAAGATACTGGGCGCGGAGCATCAAACCCGCGCGGGTCATGTATAGTAGAGATGAGTGCAGGCGCAGGATTTGCGCGGAAAAACGCCGATATACTGCTAATAAATCGCGATGAATACTTCACTAAATAAATGATTTCAAAACAAAATAACCATGCACAAAATTAATTATCTGTTTTGTGCATATTTTTGTTGCTAATGTTATTTGATTTGCATATAATTCTATTCATCGAAACGAAACGCAGGGGAATCAAAATGTTTAAATTCGAGCTAGATCAACACGTTAAGGTGAGGTCACATCACGGCGGGATTGTATCCGGAAAAATCAGCAGGCGCATGGAGTCAGAGCGCGGTATTGAATATCAAGTCATAAATGACGATGACGGTTTTAGCGGCTGGCACGCAGAGGGCGATATCACGCCGCTAACAATCTTGCAGTCTTTTTATATCGCTTATTATAAGTGGGCGACAGCGGAGGAATTAACTGGCGAGTTTGATACGAGTGAGGGGTTGCACGAAAATTTAGACCGTTTTTGTGACAGCATCGGCGTTGGGGTTGAGGGCCCATGGCAACAACTAAGCCGGAGCCTAGCCGCCGCAGGATGCCGGTTAGTATATCCCTTCAACTCTGGCTTGATAGGTTGTTATAAAATCGAGACTGACAAAAACGCATGCCACAAAAACCCCGAGCGCCTGGCGTGGGTAAAACAGCAGATTGAGGCCATTTATAATGACTAACGTTTTAAAAAATCGTATTTTTTAAAATCGCAACCGGAGCATATCAATGACAACACAAATCTTTACCTCTTACGCTGAATTTCTGGAGCGAGAGGACAAGGCGGTTAATGGGTTTAGTCTTGATTTAGCTGAGGATCTTCCTGATTGGGAGGAGATGAGCGCCACACATATTGGATGTTGGAATTGTCAAGTAGGCATGTTCGGTAAGAACAACGAATGGTGTGCAGGCTGCCTACTCTGCGATGACTGCAAAAGCTGCGAGGGGTGCGTGCTCTGTAAGCGCTGTGAGCACTGTAAAAGCTGCAACGAATGTGTTGACTGCCGAGGATGCAAGCGCTGTGATAAGTGCGAAAATTGCACGCAATCTATGCTTTGTGATAATTGCCACAACTGTGATCGTGGATTCAGATGTAAGAATTGCACCGACTGCAAGAATTGTACAGACTGCACAGACTGCACAGACTGCACAGACTGCGATGACTGTATAGATTGTTCTGGACTTACTGGCGCGCGTGGGTTGAGAGGGGTGCATAAATGATAGTGGTGCCGATGAATAAAATAAACAAAAAATAATTATAAAGTACTTGCATTGTAATTAAAGTTTGGTTATAGTTATTACATCAAGACGCAGCAATCAACTAGACTTTTAACTTTTGGAGATTTAAAAAATGGCAGCTATCAAAAACGCAGTAAAAGAAGAGATTGCATTTAAAGCGCTGGATTTAGTTGAATCAATAGCTACAACCTTCAATGAATTTTCTCTAAACATATTGCGCGGATACATTTCCGGCGCGGAATCTGATGATATGTTTAATTTTATTAATCGCGAAATAAAGATGAATTATCCACTTGTCCAGCATCAACTTTATGACCATCACATAACACACACACCAGAAGCCGATAGACACTTAGATCAAGTCAGGCTGCGTGCAATTGACGAAAAAATGGCTACATCGTTAATGTGCTGCATTATGGCCTATGATGTTGTTAGGCTGTTGAAATTTGACACAAATGTTAATGCAAGAAAAAAGTTATCTGAATTAAAAGCGTATTTAAACGCCTATAAAAACAAGCCAGGCACGCTGTTTTTTGATAAAAGCGTTGAGTAATTGTCAATAAAAATAGCTGGGCACTCTCTAAAATGCCTAAACAACAATATCATTAACTAATAGGATTAATGAAATGCAAAGAACAAGCCAATCTATCGCTAACACCGCGCTGATGTTTGCGCGGTCTGTAGAAACTTCAGAAACAAGTGATCTGCTAAAAGTCGTTGATGATTATATCCGAGATTATCACGACTGGCGTGCGGGGGCGTCTTGGTATGACTTAGTGAAAAAAGTCGAAGAATATTCCGAAAAATATCATAAAATCGCCATTTGTGAGTGCGATGCTGAATTAATCGGACTGTACGAGCAAGCCGCAGCACAGGCGTCAAGAGATTGCGCGCTGATAGCCGCGTCTGCCGCCGTGCTGCTAGGTAAAGGTATGCGCAATGATGGGCTTGAATCATCTGCAAAAATATACGCGAGATCGGCGCAGTTTTATGTAAGAAAAAGCCAGGGGCTTAGTACTGCCGATATGGGCACCATCGAATAAAAATAGAGCTGGGCACTCTCTAAAATGCCTAAACTTAAACTTAACTTAAAAGGAGTGTTTTTAATGAGTATTTTTAAAATCAAAAAATCGCCAATCGACGTGGGGGATCATGTGGTTATTGCTGGCGTTGTCAAAAACGTTTTTGAAGAGCCAGGAAAACCAACGGTTTATCTAATCGATACGGGAATGCGGGTTCACACGTTTTGCGATCCCGAAGTTGATTTAGCGGAGACGCAACCGGATGCCGAGGATTACGAACCCGATCACCACCATGTGTAATAAGCTGTAATTAATTCAAGCCCCCGAAACTGGGGGCTTTTTAGGAGAGTAAAGCAATGAAAAAACGCATTATTAATAATGAATTTATTCGTGTTGATGATGATGATAGTTTTTATAGTGAGATGGTGCATCTACCAAACAGCTCAAACGCATCGGATTATGTAACCCTGTGCGGGTTATCTGGTGATGAGAATCAACATGAGGTTACTAGTGGCCCAGTAACGTGCGCCACATGTTTTTCAAAGTGGCTGCTATGTCGGAATTATAAAATGTCAGATTTTGATGTAGAGAAATGCAATGAATAAGGATTTTTAGAGAGTGCAAACAATGAAAAACAGTGAATTAATTCGCCAGGCCAATGAGCTTGCAAGGATTTTCGCATCAATGCACGGATATGAATATCCGCCTGATTTCAAATTTTACGAGCATGACAATTCAATAACGCAACGATTTTGGAAAATGTCATGCGCCGCCTACGATTTTATACGTGGCTCGGATGTCGAAGACGCGCTTAATGATCGAGACGATTAACATATAAAGTAGTGCAGCTGTTTCCAAAATGGAAACAGTTCGGCTATTCCATTTTGGAAACAACTTAAAACTAAAAATAATTAGGAAATACAATGACAACGATTGCATGGGATGGTGAAACATTGGCGGCAGACGGGCGCGTTACGGCTGGTGGCGATATAGTGTCCGATAATGAAAAAAAAATTCACGTTTGTGATGGCGCGGATTGGCGGATTGAGGGGCATAAAATAATTGCATTTGCTAACGCTGGGAATCCTGGTTTTTATTATGAAATCATCCGCGCTCTTGAGTCTGGATTGCGGTATGGAAATAAATTTTCAAAATCAGGATATCAGGGAGCTGTGCTATTAACTGATAACAAAAAAATATTTAATTTTACTAAGATGGACGAATCAGAGGAGTGTAAGCTTAATATAATATCAAGCGGCGATCAGTCTTTCGCCATCGGATCTGGGTGTTATTTTGCCTTGGCGGCCATGAAACTCGGGAAATCGGCAATTGAAGCGGTTGAATTTGCGGCGACAATCGATACATGCAGCGGCGGGGTGGTTACATTTATTTCATACGATGAATTGATTAAATAAGGAATAACAGTTGACATATAAGCAAATATTAACTATAGTTACTACATCGCAAGCGAGGTGATTTAGATGATCGAAAAAGAGCTTGACACATGGGAAGAGTTTATAAAGGAGATGCTGAAATGATTAAATATGAGTTAGTTAAGGAAGAATCATTTTTGGTGGAGTTAGAAGATGGCACTTGTAAGTCGTATACAATGTATAGAATCAGAGCCTTACGTGACTTTGGAGATGTAAAAAAAGGCGATCTCGGCGGATTTATTGAGTCAGAAAAAAATCTTAGTCATAGCGGGAATTGCTGGATCTATGATGGCAGTTATGGGTTTGGAAATTCGCGAATAACGGGAAATGCAAAAATAAAAAATTACAGTGAAATAGGCGGAAATTGCAGAGTTGGCGGAAATTCCACGTTGAGCGGGGTGGATTTGGATTTTGGAGTAATAAAATGACTGAATTAACAGACAAAATTTCATTGCGTGATTATTTTGCAGCTAAAGCAATGGCAGCATTAATGGACGTTTATTGGAGTGATTGCGGGTTATATAACAGCGGCGCTGAGTTGATGATCTGCCATGTGGAAACTGCATACGAATATGCTGACGCAATGCTTGCGCAACGTGATGTGCATGGGAGCAAAGTAAATGACTGAAATAAAAAATATTCTCACGCAGCGCGGCGCGGTTTATGGAAATTTTGAGTCCAGCGCACACATTATGCAGGCGTTAAAAAACATCATTCACAGCAGATCGGCTGGCTACAAGCCGTATCAGATTGAAGCGCTTGAAATGATTTGTCACAAAATAGGGCGAATCCTGAACGGCGATCCGGATTATATAGATAGTTGGGCGGATATCGCAGGTTATGCCCAGCTCGTTGTTGATGCGTTAGAGCGAGCCGAATCGGCAAATGAATGGGATTTTTAAATTGAATGAATTTAATTTTACTCTGCCGTGGCCGCCGTCAATCAATTCATATTGGCGACACGCTAACGGGCATACATATATCAGCAAAAAAGGCAAGAGTTTTCGAAAGTCTGTTATCGCTCAGATAAAAATCCTTGGTCTTGATTTAAAGATCAAAGATCGCGTTAGTGTGCGGATTGTCGCAAACGCTCCAGATAGACGAAAAAGAGACATTGATAACGTCTTAAAAAGTACGCTCGATTCGCTTATACATGCAAATTTTATCGTTGATGATGAGCAAGTTGATCGGCTGTCTGTTGAACGTGGAAAAATAGTAAAAGGAGGTGAAATTATCTTAAAAATCAGAGTACTGGAGTGATGGCATTTACACAACAATGGTGAAATTACAGGAGTTTACAAATGATCGACTTGAAAAAATATGGTGCGTTGTTCAGTGTTGGAGCGTCGGCTGGCTTGGCTATTATTCATACAGATAGTCTTGGCTGGCTGTTTACATGCGGTGCGATTTTTGGAGGATGTTTGCACGGCTATCTAGCTGGTTTTAAAATAAAATCTGCACTAACCGCACTCGCTGGGGCGCTGCTTTTTGTCGCTCTAACGGGCACGCAGATCGACGCAAAAATCTTTGTTACCACATCTTTTGTCATGATTGGAATCATGTATCACTCAATCAACAGCGATTTAAAAAAGCTTAAAAAATAAATAAAAATGTGCAGATATTTGTTGCTGGAATATCTGCACATGATATAATTACTATCACACAAACACATGAGGTAATGATTATGAGTAACACAATTAAGGAGCTTGAAGCGCTAGAAGCGGCGCTAACCGTCGAAGACATGGAAAGAATTTATCAATTCGCGTTGATGTATGAACAAAAAATAATGCTACATCATTTTCAGACAATGCTTGCAGAGATTGGGCTATCAAACAATTTAAATCAATCTGTTATAGATTATGCCTTCCTTGATTTGCGTCTTCAAGAAACGCTAGAAAATGCTGCTTTTGAGATGGCGCACAAAATCGCTATTTCTGAATATGTGCATGAAAGAATGGCATATAACTCAAATCGCGGTGCCGATGAATACTACGCAATGCAGGACTGTGTATAATGAGAAATATCAACGAAATAATCTTGCACGGCGTGATCTCTGGCATGAGTGCAGAGGATTATCACGCCAACAAAGCAATCGGATCTACTACGATCAAATCAATCAGCAAAAGCCCCGCAAATTTTTATTTTAACAAATTTAGTGGCAGCAAATCCGCGCACATTGGAAGTGCGGTTCACTGCAAACTACTGGAGCCGGATGTTTTTGATCGTGAATACCTGATAATGCCAGATATTCAGACTCGATCAAGTAAACTATTCAAAGAGTTAGCGGAATCCTACGATGAAGACAAAATACTAATAAAAGGTGAGGGGCACATAGTAAAAAAAATGTGTGACTTTGCCATGCTTAATAACGAATTTGTCTATTACATGATGTCACCCGGGGAGTCTGAGCTGTCGATGTTCGCAACATGCCCGAGAACAGGGTTGCAGTTGAAGTGTAGATTTGATCGATATTCAGATCAACACCCGTATCCGCTAGACATAAAAACCTGCCGCGATATTTCACCACGTGGATTTAGTCAAGCGTTTTTACAATACGGTTATCACATTCAAGCGGCTTTTTATTTATACGTTTTGGAGTTGGCAACTGGTCGAAAGTTAAACCAATTTTGCTTTTTTGCGATAGAAAATTCAGCGCCTTACCGTAACTGTATGTATTTTATAGACGAAGATTCGCTTGAGCTTGGACGCGCTGAAATGTTTAAAGCGCTGGATTTGCTAGTTTTATGCCAGGAACATGAGGAGCTGAAATATTCCGGCATTGTCCTACCAAATGACTCAATCGGGCTGCCGTCATACGTATTTGATGATGAATTTAACGACGAGGTAGCATTCTCATGAGCGTAGATCTAAGAGCGTCAGTAGTTCCAAAATCTGACCAACTTAATTACGAGGACGTGCAAAGTACTGATATTACAGCAGTTGTTACCGCTGTAACCTCAGGATCAAAAGAGCAGCCAGTTAACGTACATTTAGCGGGATTCGATGGCAGACCATACAAACCATCGAAAACAATGCGGAGGCTAATAATCGCAGGTTGGGGTGATCGTGCAGATGACTGGATCGGTAAGACGATCTGCATAAAAGGCGATCCGTCAATTCGGTTTGGTGGCGTCGCAATCGGTGGCATTAGAGTAGTCGCACTGAGTGATATCGATTCTCCATTTTCGTTAATGTTGGCAACGTCAAGAGGAAAACGATCAGAGTATCGCATTGATAAGCTTGAGATTAAAAAGCAAGTAGAAAAACCTAAGCGCTCATCGGCTGATATTTTACAAGCGTTTACTGAGTGGGCATCGAAAGAAGAAAATCCTGATCAAATTTTTCAGAAACTGCAAGCGGCTAAAAAATCCATGAGCGCAGGTGATTCGACTATCGCGGACGATGTAGCAAAAATTCGCATCGATGAGCTAAATAACAAAAATGGTGAATGATATGATATCTAATGATAAGGATTTAGATGAGATTTGTCATAAAAAAGTAATTGAGGTTGTTGTTGTGTGTGATCTCGTTGAAATCGGCGGGTTAAATCCGGCAGATGCAATAAAATTAATGACTGCAATAAAAAATAATGAAATTGAGTTTCTGAAAATAAAATATTAAACGGCGGATGACATGGCAAAAAAAGGCGTTAACAAAGTAATTCTTGTCGGAAATTTGGGGCGCGATCCCGATGTGCATTACACGGCGGACGGATCGGCGATAGCAAACCTAGCGCTAGCAACATCGGAAAGCTGGCGTGACAAGGTGACAGGCGAGCAGAAAGAAAAAACAGAATGGCACCGTGTTGTGATTTTCGGAAAACTGGCTGAAATCGCAGGCGAGTACTTGCGAAAAGGTTCGCAGGTCTACATTGAAGGCGCGCTACAAACCCGCAAATGGACAGATCGGGACGGAACAGAGAAATACACCACGGAAGTTGTTGTAAATGTTGGTGGTACGCTGCAAATGTTGGGCGGAAAAACTAGCGGCGATGACAAAAAAGAGGAGCAAAAATTCAGCGGATCGAAAAAAGCGCAGGCTAAAAATGTAGAGCCAGTCGCCAACAACGAAGCGCCTATGGATTTCTACGACGATATACCATTCTGACATATTTTTATTTGACATATATCTACAACTGTATTATAGTTATTACATTAAAACGTAGGTGCATCATCTACGAAATGCGCCGCCGTTAGCGTTGATTGATATTTTTGTGAGGTGTAGCTCATTTGTCTTAAATATCAATCAAATTGATGGCCTCCAAGCTCAAGAAGCGCGGCGATAATCGCAAAATGATGTAGGCATCAGCTACGCTAGTTAACCGCTGCGCCGATCAGGTTTGACAGCTCGGAAGAGACGGGCAATTTAAAAACAACAAAACGGGGGATTTATGACTAGTGATTGTGGAGAAATGAGCAAGGCTGATTGTGATAGATGGATGAAATTTTACAACGATAATCTTGATAAATGGAAAAATGTCATAGAGGTGATGAAGTTTAGGCGCGCCGAGCGTGTGCAAATTGGCGAGTGGGCAAATGTTAGGCTAATTGATGCATTTATGGCGAATCTGCAAAACACAATTATTGAGTATGAAGAGAAGCGATTGGATTTTATTTTGAGATATTTATCTGATTCTGAAAATCACAACACAATAGGATTGTAAAAATGTTTAAATTCCATATAGGTCAACAAGTTGTAATTTTATCTAAATGTTATCCAAATATCGGACGTGTCTTCGGTCGCGCCGAATTTGATGATCGTGAGCCTAGCTATTTAATTTTGATTGAGCATACAGGAGGCAATATCGAAAAAGAATGGTTCAGCGAGTCGCTATTAAATCAACTTGCTAAATGTCCCGATTTTGCTACATATAAAGAAATTTAAAAAACAATAATGACTATTAAGTTAATTTTACTTCAACAAAAAAGGCGGTGATATGGATAGCAAATATTTTTCTGATTTACTTGATGATCTGAAGATAATTTTTAAGATTTGCATCATGAATGATAATGAACGTAAGCACATTAATCTATCGTTTGATAATGAGGGAGCTACGCTTGTTGGAACTAATTTAATCAATAGCGTGGCTGGATTAAATAATAAAATTGCCGAGCTTTCGCAATTCAAAAAAGAAGTTGACGTTATCAATACTTTATTATCTAACCATGAATGGGCTGACAGTTTTCCGAAAACAGATCTGTGCATAGATCTCGCGGGTAATGTCGATGAATTAATTTACACAGTAACCAATTCTGAATCCGAGGTACGTAAACTTAATAATGACTTGAAAGAGGAAATCGAAAGAAGCCGCAGAGAAAGAGAACGCTTGCAGGTTGTATTAAAAGCTATTTGCGATGGACAAGAAAAATTAATACAAGAAAAAGAAGATATAAAATCTAAAAATGAAGATCTTCAATCAGAAATTAATCAATTAATGCTACAAGTGAATAACTTAAAAAGCGGAATTGATATTCCCAAATTTAGCGTTAAGCAGACGGTAAAAATAAAAAATACTAATACTTATGCAACAGTGTGGGAGGTTAAACGGAACTACTATAATAGTGAGTTTATTTACCAAGTTCTTGCGGCGTACCCGAATATAAACAATGAAAAAGGAAATTTAAAATTAGAACTATTTGAGTCAGAATTATGCTCTACTGATATTGAGGTGACAAATGAAAAATAACTCATGCGATGAAGTTTTGCAGAAATTTTATATAGCTTATTACGCTTGGGCTACGGCTGATAAGCTCACTAATGAATTCTCTGCCCGTTATGATCTATGTGGAAATCTAGAAAGATTCTGTAAAAGGATTGGCGTTTATTTTAAGCCGATGCGTCTAACGCTGGAGCATAGAATTTCTAGGGATGGACTGCATCATCTTCATCCGTTTAATTGCAGTGATAGTTGTTATTATTCAGAACTTAAAGACAAATCATTTCACAAAAACAAAAAACGCATAGCGTGGGTAAAAAAACAGATTGATGAGTTTGATAATGTGCGATGAATATGATTGGTTTTAATAATTGACAAATTATACTGAATATATATAATGAATATGCAACGATGCACAAGCAAGTAAATAAAAGTAAACCGCTAATTTACTTTTTAAGATAGGGGCCTTGGCCCCTTTTATTATTTAAATTGCTCGTAATCGTAATCGTCACCGCTCGCTGGTGGAAAATCTTCTTCAGCCTTTTGTGCAGCCTCCTCTTCTGTCATCTGCGTTGGTTCCATCTGTCCAAAAAACTTGCGTTGCAAATACGGCCCTACGTAGTCGTTAAAAATCCCCTTGAGTATTTTAACTTCTTCGCTTGCTAAAATTTTAGGAATGTCACCAGGTATATTCATCGGCGTAACCTTGCACAATCGGAATCTCTGTTCATTTCAACAAAACTTTTGCGCGGCTCGCCATTCGCTTGAGTGCCAGCACCATAGCGATCTGCAATAAGTGGAAAAATGTCATAAACATCACGCGCATATGCTCGATCGCGTTTTATCCTGTCAAACATCCCATTCATGAACATTTTCATTGGCTTAGGTATCACCATGCCAGTTACCCCGCCGCTTAATTGTTTCCACAGATCGCTAATGTATGGCATTTGCATTCTGGCCGCATCTAGTCTAGCCGGATCACCTCGTTTTGTTGAGGCGTGAATTTTGCGCAATTCGATAACGCCTTTATTTTTCTCCCACGGATCAAACGGTAAAGCCACCCCATCAAGGGCGGCTTTTTTGAGGAAATTGATTTGTTTGGAACCAAGCATAAATCACCCCTTTTTATTTTTTGACGGCTTGACCTCTACGGCTTTTGGCTCTTCTTGTGTCTCTTGCGGTAAGAGATGATCAAGAGAATCATATTGATCATCATTAGCAGCACTAAGATCCGGCAGAGGCAGATCTAGCGGCGTAATATCGCGCTCTTGATTATTTTGCAGTGCGAACAAAGACACCAGCGGGTTTGTTTCTACAGATGAATACTTGCCAAGTTTTTGAGTGATAAAGTCGTATATCATCGCGTCAGTTGGCTCACTGTAGCCAAGTTTCTGCAAATCTTTTTTGCATTTCTCTAAATATTTTTCATCTGACAAAATGCCTAGCATGATCTGGCCATTGATCGACAGCGATGTTACATCACCGTTTGCAATATGAGCCGTGAAATTTGGCGATAGGTTTTGCGCCAAAAACATATGATATTCATCAACTTGAGACATTCCGGCAGGCAAAACGATAAGGCCTTTTTTCGGTGGGTGCGGGTAAGTTTTCAGCTTGCCCATGTTTTCTTGGATGTACCGCAACGCTTTTGCCAGCTCGGCTAAATTTAATGTGATCATTTTAGAAACCTCAATAAAATTAATAATATTAAAAATAATGTTTAAACATACAATTGAATCATAAAAAACGGGGGCAAAATACCCCCGCTTGGTCTTACTTTTTCGCAGCCGCATCTTTCGGCGCTGGCTCGACTACACTTTCTTTAGTATCCTCAGGATCTTTAGGATTACCTTTAGTATCATCCTTATTATCCGAATCACTAGAGCCGCCCTTTTTGCAACATTTGTCGCTCTTCATTGAGATCGTGTTAGTCAAGATCTCATTTCCGCAAGCGTCAACTTTTACTTCTTCTTTGATTTCAATGCTCATATATTAGCCTTAATTATCAGTTAATTACAGATAAAGATCTATTAACCAAAAGCTGAATTTTCCGAGGCAAACGTATGAGATTCGTTAATCGGCGAACCGTTGATCACGCTGCCGTGACCGTAGCCATATCCGCCACGGCGGCAAGCTTCGATCGGAGTTGCACAAGTGCGAGCCTGGAAGCCTTGAGCAAGTGCATATTCGAAGCGTGATTCTTCGCGATTTACTAAGTTGTTCAAACTGTATTGAACATCGTTAAGTTGTTTCTGAGTGTAACCAGCTTGGTAACCGACTTGATCCATTGCGCGCACTGAACTCAAGTGTTGATCGCTGCAACGGTTGTGGTTAGTCCACACCGCCCAAATTACAACTAGAAATGCAATAAACGCAACAATACCCCACGCGTTAACGCCGTGGTTGTATTCGTAGTGAGCATGTTCTGACATATTTAAACCCTCTTTATCAATTGCAACTAATGAATTTTCATGTAACATTTTTTTGAACCTCAAAGGCCGCGCGATACAAACGCGCTGCATTATGATGCTACAATGCGTAAGTGTTGGATATATCAGGGGCTTAATGTTATGGGTAGGCGTTACTGCGCAGCTTGCGGTACATTGTTAACAAAATGTGAAGAATGCGGTGAATATTTTTCACCAGTAAATAATAAGCATGTCTTATGTAAACCAAGGTGCAGGACAAGAAGATCGCGGCGATTAAAGAAGGAAGTGGAGAATAAGGCAGGATAAAAATGTAACGCCGAAGCGTTACATTAATATTATATTTTACTTGCGCGCAAAAGTTATGGTGCTGGCGGCCATGTAATATCAGGCGCCTTTTCAGGATCTATGCGCGTTAACATTACTCTATACATTTTCCACGCGCGGAGTTCAGCTGTCTCTTTATCTGTCGCTATGCCTAGCTCGACAGAATCAGCTAAAGGATCGATTTTTTTAGATGCAACTTGAAGAAGTGCTTGTTTTTTCATGATTGCTTGCTTGATTAGATCTTCTTTTTTAACTTCTTCAGGTGGTGGCTCTTTGAATTCGCCGTTAACATACAACCAGCCGATCCCCGCTTGATCATGCTGAATGAGCTGGCAATTTTCAGGCCCTATAAACTCCTGCATTCCGTCCCACAAAATCACATTTTCAACAACATTATTACATACAATACAATATCTTAGCATTATGAGTACTCCCAAACGATAACTATTCCATTTCCACCCGCAACATTTGGTGGGATTGCTGGCGGCGGATAGTCGTAAACTACGCCGCTAACTCCACCGCCATAACCTGACGGCAGGCGGAAATTACCAGCCGATGTTGGAGGATGTCCGCCAGTGCCGAGTTTTGAAGATCCTCCGCCTGCTCCGGTTCTGCCGTATGCGCCAGCAGCTAAAGAAAAACCAACGCTAGAACCTTCTCCAGCACACGCATTAATAACTGTAACTGACGGATCTATAACAGGATCTGCTGTATTTCCTGTCGAGCTAACCACAAATGGGTAAGTTGATGGTGAAGTCGATTGAGCGGCTAAACCTCCCGCGCATGTGATCAAATTACCGAATTTTGACGATCCTCCAACTACAGCGGGTGAGCTAGCACCAACAGTTACAACAGTTTGAACGGGGTTCAAAATCAAACATCTAGCGTAAGCGCCAGCGCCCGAACCTGATGAAATTGCAATCTCATCCGGTGCGTTTGTTAGTTCTGGCGTGCGCGATCCACCGCCAGCCGCTTGAACCTCTACAATGATTTTTTTAACCCCTAAACTTGGCGTGTAAGTGCCTGATGATAAGAACTTTTTGACATTTATCAACCGCCCAAGCGAATTGCTTAACCACGAAGATGCAGATCCCGGTATGATCCCGACATTATCAACCTTTGCCGTGTAGATTTCACCATTGTATTGCACGACAGATCCAACAAAATATTCTTGAGTTGCGTCATATTCTGGGATTCCGGCTTGATGCAAATATGCTATTAATTGCGTCGATGTGTAGCCTAAAGCATTGAAATCTTGCAAAGTTGGCGCGTCAGATGGGCCGACGAAACCCCACCCATTGATATAATCGCTCGTGATCTGATCGCTCAGTTTGTCAGAATGATCTTTAGTGCCAAACGTAGTGCGATCATTCAGTGACGCCCCACTAGCAAACGCAATCGGTTTGCCTTTAATTCTAGTAATTTTAGCCATTTATATAAATTTCCTCGCTAGATTTCCGCCAACTCGTGCGGCATTGAAACGATCTGAAAAACCAAGAGAATTTGGATTTAGAGAAAATCCAAAAGTTTTAGTAGGCTCTGCAATTATCACGAGCTTGTAATTTACTGTCTGTGGCCGTGGCAACAGATCAAGACGCTGCAATAGCCTGATCTCTTCAGTTGACACAGACGGCGAAATATACAGCGTGATAGTCATGTCTTGATTATCAACAATATACGCTCTATTGTCGAATGCCAGACGAATAACATCTTGCAAGCTGTTTCGATCATCTGAAGACATAACCGCCGCGCAAGAATTTTTCGCAACTTTAACACGAATCACGCGCCGATATTTCTCATCATCTAACTGCTGAGATGTTAACGCTCTGTCAAATCGGTTAAAAAATGGCGCTGACTCTCTAGTAAAATCAAAGCGATCTGCGAATCCAACACAAACCGGATTTACTGAGAAACCGAATCTAACGCGCTGCAAAATTGCTGGAACGTTGCGCGGAACGCCTACAATTCGCCCGATTATATCGAGTTGTTTGCCGACAGCAAAATCCAGATCAAACGCACGATCAAGCGATCTCAGTAGATCCGCAGCGGTCTGCCAGCCGCTGACCATCGCCTCAATTTCAGCCCGTGCGCGTGGTTTTTCCCAGTACTGTTTTATGAGCATTAATGTATATTGATCAATCACATCGCGCATTAAAATACCTCATTAATCAGTATGTTCGCCGCATCTATTATAAATTTCTCATCAAGTTTTGGCGTGATCAATGCCTCCGTGAAATTGATATTATCGGTGCTGATCGCCATGTCTGTAACAACGTAATCCGTGCCTGCGCCGTACGCCAAGCAATACAACTGCCCCGCCTGTAGAGGCTCACCGATCCCAAATTTTCGTGATGCAATTTGCAATTTGATCAAATCTAGATCAACTGGCTCGTTGTAGATTTTTCTGGTAACTGTCAGATTTACATAGATATCTACGTAAGTTGGGCGGTCAAAATTCATTTTGTGCGTTATGTAAAAAATTGTTCCATCAGGATTTAACAAACTTTCTACAAACGTGCCTGAATAATCGCCTTTTGTGTTAGACCCTGCCGTTCTTTGCTTGACCATAGTTCTGACAATGTCAGCAACAGCGCCATTTTCTACAATCGCCCAAACTGTGCGCGGCGGTATGTCTCTAATTTGATCATATGCATCAGTGCAATTTTCGTGCGTCGCTAGAGCTGTAACCCCGGGCAAATTTGCCAGTTTTGCGAACAAAGATCCGATAGTGCTAAATGCTGGATTTTCAAGGCTTTTATTGCGCCTTATTCTAAATTCTTCGTTTGTCTCTTCCTCTTTTCCTGCAACCGCGGGCACGTCTGCGCGTATTCCAGTAACACCACGTACGACTGTAACGGCTGTAATTTCTGCGCCGATTGATCCGAATTTTTCGCCAAATTCATCAGCTCTAAATGTAACAACTGTGTCACCAACAAATAAATTTACATCTGAGTTGAGCGCCCAACGCTGGCCGAGATCGTCTTCAACTGTGTAACCAGCGTTTAAAATCAGTGGCCTATCAGATGAAACGACTAGATCCCACTGCGATCTAGTGGCCGCGCGTGGAGATATTCCGCAAATTTTCGCTATTTTAAAAAGCGCGATACCCTGCGCAAGATCTGGATCAAAACCATTATGGATAGCTGCCGCGAGCGCTTGCATATCGTTTCTAGCGAGCGCCTCGATCCCGATTCGCTGCCCGTCTGGCGACTCCTGATCTATGTTGATATCCTGCCCGTAGATCGCTTTGTAAGCGTCTACAAGTTCTTGATAAATCTCATCAAACGACTGTATTGTAATGCCTGTTTCGTCAATTCTTGCGCTCATATCGCCACGCCTATTTTATCAGTTATATTGCTGCCGTAGACCGTTTCGAATGTTAAAGAGATGGTCATACTTCGATCCTTTTGACTAGCATCTAGCGTGATTATTCTCAACACGCCAGTAGTTGATAGTACCACCCGCTCAATTTCTCGTAGTATTTTATCCCGTGAGTTTTTGCGGCCAAGCAGATCGATCCAGTCAATATTAGCATCCGTATTCAAAACCCAGTCACGGCGGAACGATTTTATTCGAGTAGCGACATTTTGCCGGATCGCCTGATCAGCTGATAAATACGATGCCAGACCACGCCCGAAACGGAAATCATTATTTTTATCTAGCCCAGCGACTCTCATTATTGCGCCCCCGTGGTGTTTTCGTTCAGGCTAGTAACTCTATGTGTATGAGTTGCAAAAGGAATTCCATTAACAACGATGGCCGGAACTGTCATCATTCCGCCGCATGTGATATTACCCGTAACTGTTAAATTTCCGTTAATTGTCATGTCTCCAGTTACAAACACATCCCCGTTTTGCGTCTGAACGCCGTTAAAATTAACGTCGCCATTGTTAGTATACACGCCGTCATTAATGCGATCCCCGTTGTGCGTAGTTGTGGAAGGTATTGTAATCTCTCCACTTTTCGGCTGCACGCCAACTATTGCGAAAGCGTCAGAATAATCATGCGTGCGCATTTCCAAAGGATCTTGAAAATCATCACCCGCATACCAACGGTCGAAGCAGCGCTCACTAAAAAATAACAAACAGTAATCGCCTGCCGCGATTGGGTGAACTGTGTAACTAGTACCACCTTGCAATAAAATAACAGGAACTTCAATAAATACAGGTAATTGTATCGATTTGCCGTCTACAACCCTATTAATGACTGGCTGGCAACTGATTGTAGCGCCTGTCACCTCTGTTATTTTTGCCACTGTAACGGTGTGAATATTAGACAGCGCCTCAATGATTTTTTGATCAAGTACCGAATAAAGATCCTCTTTCATCTTACCACCTTATAAGATCCTGCTCGTTTAGCTGTGACTGTTTGCGCCCACTCATTGCCAGCATAATCGCCGGAATATGTAATGGTTTCAACGCGATATATGCCGTCAAGATCTGGCGATGTCACGCTCTCCAGCGATATCAGCCCAGCTATTTTTATGTCAGGGTTCAACATCGTTTGCAGCGTCACGATCCCCTTTTGTGACGATGGGGTATTGATTAGCCCCGTGGATGCGCTGACAACTGGCGTCAATCCAGTTCTAACCTCATCATTTTTAAGAATATTCGCTTGCTCGTTGTCGATGAAAAATGCTTCATCCTCGGCTAGCATGTCAGTTATCAATCTAGCAGAATTTCCCACTAAAACTTTTGGCCGAATTAGATCATTTATCTGTGTAATAGATCCTCTTGCAGTATTGCCCATCGTGCCAAGCGCTGCATCAATCGCCGCCGCTTTTGTGGTCACTGTCGCGCTGGTAAACGACTGCAAAAAATCAACCCCGCCATCCAGTGCTTGCAAAGTAGAAACAAATTCGGCACCTTCGCGCGAGTGCTCGCCTACGTGTACATTGCCTTTAAAAATCAATTCTTTGCGATCTAAATAACCAGCCAGCAACTTTATTGGAATGTATTTTTTATCTTCCTCATCTTTAATTAGCTGTAAACGAGTTGATTCTTTCAAGTTGTATATTTTAACATCGAGTTTATTTAGTGATATTTTTGTAGTTTTTTCTGCACTAAAAGATATTCGAATTGGCGGCGTAACTGTTACCGCCTCATTTCCCAACCCAATAATCAACTCAAAATCTCTTAAAAATCTGGTCATCAGATTGGCACCTCAATGCCGCGAATTTTGAACATTTCTGCACGTCCAGCGAAGTACAATTCACAGCGACCGGAAGAAAAATCATCGGCTTTAAACGGATCAATTCCTGAATGATCTGTTAACACAATAGCAACATCAAAAGGGTAATTAAATGAGCGTAAATGAGACACGCCAGCGCTAAGTTTAATTCCATTAGCTAAAATACCTTTATAATCAACGTTTAATATCCAGATCTCAACAGCTGGCAGGAACCGAAGAGTAAGCGTAACTGCGCCGTCGTCTGTTAAAACTGTGTGAATTTGATGCGGCTCGTTTGTTATATTTGTGATTTGCGTTGCCATTTATCCGCCTGATAGTATCGAGAGCAATGATTTTTCTTTTTTGCCTACTACGTCATTTAGATCCTGCGCACCTTTATTTGCAGCGCTTGAAACTTTGCCAGACGCCGCGCTTGAGGCGTTTCTATATAATTTCTGTATGTCAGTATAGCGCATTTCTGCAAAAGTTACTTTCTGTGCTGTCACTTCGAAACGTAAAGATTTTGCCTCGTTGTTGCGCTCTATAGTTATCTGTGTTAGTGCCATATTTTCATGCGTACGGTATGGCATATCAATAGAAATCAGTTGCTTGCCGTAGTATACAGACTCGATAAAATCTACAAATTGTTCACGCAGCATTTTATTTTTTTCATTCGGACTTAGTGCATCCAGCGCCTTACCGCCAGCACTTAGATAGTCGTCGATCTGGCGTAAACGATCCGCTACATCCTGCCCGATGGCTCTAATTCTGCTTATTTGCGATTGCGTACGTGACGGCAAGAATGCGATCACTTCACCCGCTTTAGTTAATTGCGGCGGCGAAAAAAGATCTGCATTCTGTGGCTTAATGAAAATATCGCTGATCTCGCCAGAGATTGACAACGTAACTGGTTGATTAGAAATGTTATCAGAGGCAACAGAGCCGTCTTCGAGTACGTTTACAGGAACTTGAGCGGTGTATTTACTTGAGTCAGATACCCGAGCAAATAACGAAAATCCGCCAATTCCAACCTCTTGAATCTGTTCAGGTTCTAGCAGAGATCTAGCGCGCCCTACTATAAAATTGCTGATCATCTGCCACCCCGCGCGCTCTGGATTCGTGCATCATATAGCTGGCGTTGTAGTGAGTCTGTAACAGCCTCGCCAGCCCTAACCGGATCTGTTGTAGAAATGTTAATATTTGTATTCTGATTTATATTTGTAGACTGTTGATTAGAAACGGAATTATTAGAAACCGCCTGATCTCTCGTTAACATTCCAGCAACATTGCTGTAATTATCTGCCACCGATCCGGCTATTGGGCCGACAACATTTCTATAATTATCTGCAACAGATCCGGCGACATATTTCACTGCACCGCTAGCCGCTGAATACGCAGATTGCGCGCCAGTTGAAACCTTTGAAATCAACTTGATAGCCCAATCAGGCAGTAAGTCAAGCGCCATTTTCTTGATGCTGCCTAAAACGTCAGTCCACATCGCGCTGATCCCGCCGAGTAGCGAACTAAACAGCCCTCGCACAAATTCGATCCACGAACTGAACGCATCAGAGAGATGATCTAACGCGCCTCCCCAATCGCCCGTGAATGCGGAAATTACCGCAGAAAACAAAGACTTAATAGAATCAATCAGTGGGCTGAATATTAAAATCATGTCATCAAATGCGGTTGATATTGCATTTACTACGGGGCGTAGTATGCCCACTATGTCGATTCCAAAACTATCAAAAAAATCTTTTATCACAGACTGACCGCCGCGAAACGCAACAATCAGATCATCAACGATCAAAATGACGGCAGCAATTGCGGCAGTTATCAAAACAACTGGAGAAAAAATAATCCCCAGCGCTTTGATGAATCCAAACGCTGCAATTTTAGATATTCCGAATGCAACGCCAACGGCAGTAATAACTGGCCACATCCTGCGCAACATATCGATAACGCCAGCCGTTACTTTTCCTAGTCGAATCAATCCGTTAACGATCCAGTCTTTATTGGCAGCCAGCAGATCTGTAAAAGATTCGACTAGTCTAGTCATCGCTGGAGCAAATCCAACCGCTACCGTTTTTTGTACTGCACTCAGCCCGTAACGCAATGTTGTTAATGCGTCGTTGTAGTCTGCAACATTGTTACCCTGATCCTGCGTTACCGTGCCGAACTTTCTAGCTCTTTCTCTAAGCTTATCAATCTGCTCGCCAGTTAAGTTCATCATCTGCAAAAGTGATCGATCTATGCCAAGCTTATTCATGAAACTTATTTTTTCAGCGTTAGAAAGCCCCCTCATTTTGTCTTGCAGATCAAGCATTACCATGTCCGCAGTTTTCATTTTCCCGCTAGCATCACGGAAATTTAAGCCGAGCAATTTGATCGATTCGGCAGCTCTTCCTGTGCCAGTGTTTTCAAATTCGCCCATCCTTTTTGTCAGCTCGATCATCGATGACTTCACAGCGTCCAAGTTCGATCCATTTACAGATGCAACATATCCGAGCTCGCTCATCGCCTGAACTGCGACGCCAGTTTCACGCGAGAGCTGCACAAGAGGATCGATCCCAGCAAAAACAGAATGAGCCCATCCGAACATAGCGGCCCCAGCAGCGCCAAGACCTGCCACCATGCCAGACATTAATTTTATTGATGATGTTAAATTTTCATTAAATGTTCTTTGCGGCGTTAGCGATCCGAGAAAACTAAACTTTGTTACAATTTCATTAACTATTGCCATGTTTCGAACTCTCCCACGCCATCACGTCACTGGAAATGCTTTCAAACTCAATGATATCTAAAAAATCGGGAGTATCTAACTCCCGAATGTCTGACAATGTGCCATATCCAGCTTTAACAAGCGCGCAACAAATAAACATAAAATCGTTTACATTGGTTTCCGCAATGTATTGCTCAGATTTTCCCCGCTTTGGGATTGTGAGCTTGTAATCTGCCCTCGAAAAAAAGGGTAGCTGATCACCCCCAAGGCGGTTGCAACTAGCGTTACATAATCTTCGCCGTAATCTTCCCAGTGCTCCGGCAATTTAGAAAGCAAGCAACCATCGTAAGTAATTGAATTGAAAATAACTTTAGACACGTCGCGGAATTTATCACTATCTAAAAACTCAAACGATCCGGTTTGCAGCTGGTTAGCGATTGATGAGTAAAATGCAAAAACCTTCAAACGCTGCTCATGACGCATCTTTAGAAAGCAGTAATCGCGGCCATTAATAGTAGCAACGCCATCTTCAAAAACCTGTCTAACTTGCTCTAATGCTTGATCTTTTTCGTTCATAATTAAACGCTCCGCACTGCATTTCTGAACTGGATCGTGTATTCACGAATCGCGTTGCCGTCCGTGTTGTTAATTGTATCAGTGGGTTGAGTTGTAATACTGCCTCCCTCCAGCGCGCGCGAGTCAACAAAGGCAACGCCATCGCGAAAGAATGATCTCTTGATCGATCCTTCAAACACAACGGGCAATTCTGAATTAATTTTTGCATTAAAATAAACGTCACAAGGCGAATTTAATTGCACACGAAACACTAGATCATGCACTCCACCGTTAACAGTTCCGGCGATACTCACGCCACCGGATGCGGAATTTACGCGAGATGTTAACGGATTTGCAGGAGTCAGAGTAATGTAATCGCCCTCTGAAAAGTTTGTTACAGCGTAACCATTCAATATTAGTGTTGTAGAATCAGCTGGATAGACGATAGTAGACATTTTAAGCCCTCTGTATTGCCGCCAGCATCACCAGCGGCTTGTTAATTAGTAGTTAAAATTAATGATCACATCGACGCTATGAATTGCGCCAGCGTTTTTAATTGCGTTTTGCAGTACTGGCGATTTACGCTCTTGCCGCTCAGATTGCGGTTGATCAGATAACGATCCAGCTAGCCAGTAAAAACCGCTTGCTTCAATATTGCGGTTAAACGTATCTAGATCGCCGAATGAATCAGGTGAAGACCACGTTCCAGCACCGATCACACCCGCACGAGCAAAGCCGCGCGATGTTTTTTCCCCTTGATCTATAAGTCGTTTTACTCCGCTCACGGTTTGCGGGATCTTGGTTGCTGTGCCTTTTAATAGATTGAACATGTCAGTCTGAACAGCGTCAACGTACGCAGCCAAGTTATAAACATTGTCAACAAAATCATTAACATGGCTAGTTAGCACGACGGGCACATCTTTAATTGATGTGTAAATGTCCAACCCTACCCGCTTGGCCTTGTCGATCTCGGTTTGTGAATATGTTTCCGCAGGAATTGACAGCGTTTTCAGGTGCATAGTCATTGCCGAATTTTCAGCGCTGAAATTGACGGTATGAGTTCTAGACATATAGCTAGCCGCGAATTGACGGTTACCTAAACCACTGTAAAGACAACGGAAAGAAGTTTGACCAGCTAAACGAACTTTCCAAACAGGATTATCGACTGCAATTTCTAAATATTCAGCACCCGAAAAAACAGCATAGCCAATTGTCTGCACGGCTTTACACCACGCCGCGATCCCGTCAACTTCGCTATCAATGATCTGGTCAATGAAGCAAAAACCCTTGAAGTTAACCTTTGATTTTACTACAGAAAGAGCCTCTAGTTTGGTCTCTGGCGGCAACGTAGCAGATTCAACGCCGTTGGTTGACAATGCGCCAGATCCGGCGGAGATCCCTAAAATGTTACCTATAAAAGTGCCGGATTCAGCGGGTGAAGCAAGGCTGACGCTAGAAGTTGCTCCTGTGATCTCGCTTGTAATAATGATCCGCGAATTTTCAAGCTTGATTTTTGACGTCTTCAGTTGCTGACCGATCAGCGCCACAACATCTTGTAACGATGTTGCAACACGCAAATCAAGCCCAACCACATTTTCAAGCAGCCCGTCAACAGTGATAGAAAATGACCAATCAGCGCCTAACTGTAACGCCGAGAGTGCCGCAGCCTCTTGAATTTGCGAGCCTTTTAGTACACCAGCAGTAGCGGCGGTTGTTTCTGTAGCACCGCGATGGTAGCCAATAATGAGCGCGCCGCCAAAATTTACGGGGTTTGGTTGAGTGCCAAAAAAAATATTTGCGTAGCTAGTAACCGCGCTGGATGTGCCCCAATCGGCCTCAACTGCCGAGGCATCGCGGTAGGATCTGTAACGATCCGCCGATGTTAGTACTCCCTGCTCACTAGTGAAAATTGCAACAACATTCATATTGTCGCGAGCTGCCGCCTGCCCCTCTGGAAGTAGTGCGACGTTGATCACATTTGTAATGCTTGCCATCTTGTAACCCTTAGTCTTTTAAGAAAGTGAATTGTGCTTCGTCTATCCGCAGCACAGGCATTGTTAACGATTGTGTATAGAATATCACCAATTCCGATTGTACGCGATTGCCGTATTGCTGCCCAGTAAGCGCCTTTAAATCAATGGTTTGTGTAACGTGATGTACAGTAATTTGGTTCTCAACTTGTAAATCACACGCCAAATCTGACTTGAGCATTAACATAAATTTCACAGCGTTAGCACTGGCGTTGTTTCCGAAAAACTCTACTGTTACAATCTGCCGCATCTGCGCTGTATATGTTAACTCCTCCGCCACATCGTTATATTTTTCGCTCGTGCTGGTTGCTGTTGCAGGCGCTAGACTGTCGATAACAATATAATCCTCAGCAAAATCAATGCGTTCTTCCTCAGTTCTGCCGATCTTAATTAGTTGCTCATCGTGCCCTAGCAGGTCTCTGATTAGTCTCGCTAATGCAATAAGTTGGTTCATAACAGATCCTTATTCGTTGCCTGCCCTACTGCCTCGCAAAAACCGTAATCCATGCAATCCATCACCTCGACTATCTTGAAATCTTGGCCCTTATACTCAACAAAATCACCGAGGTTTATCATTTTAAGCAGATGAAAAGTATAATTTTTCTGCGACCAATCAAGAGAATCTTTGTTAATGATCGTTTTTTTAGTTGGTTGAACTGTCGCGTTGTAGTCTTCGCGCGTGACAACATCTTTTGTCACAAAGTTGGAAAAGGTTTTTTTTACTGTCTTGATGATTATCGGCTGTTGCCATTTTTTTACAGCTTTAGCAAGATTAGGAAGCATCGCCTACGCTCCAAGTGATTGAGTTTCTTAATAATCCCGACCAAATTAGCATGTTCTGCTTTCCTGCATTCTGCTTTATTTCTTTAGTTGACTCCGCTAGCGCAGGCCACTGTCCGAATCCCTGCGTTTTAAATGCTTCGCGGCTGATATTGACAGCCATAACGCCAATGCGACCGAGCGCAACACTTGCAGACGTTTGCGCCAAAAAGATCTTTTCAAACTGCGAATCAAGTGCATGTTTTATATCTTCTTTTTTCATTTCATGCGGCATGCGCAAAAATGATCTTGCTGGCATCCCACCCGCGCCAAACTCATGGGCTGCGCCAACTGAAACTATCGTCTGCCCTTGTCCGTAAATCTGGCCGCCCACTTTATCAGCCGGAAGCCCAACTTTTACTTCTAGCCGTTTCGCCTCTTCAAGCTCCTTTAGATACTCTGTCATAGACCTTAAAACGGCGTCAGGTGTCATACAAACAGCGCTCCAAATCGTTGAGATGTAAGGAAAATAAAAGTTTCACCGTATTTTGTAGAACCAAAAAAATCAGATCGCCAGTTATTTTTAGAGCGTGCTTCGTAGGATTCAGAAACAGAGCCAACCGACTGACTAACCGACGGTCTAACAGATGCGCCACCGCCAGAATTATCTACTGTCATTAAGTGGGCGATCAGGTTCAAAATGATCTCTTTTCCGCACCCGTTATAACTTCCGCCGTAGTAACATTGCCAAGCATTTTCTAAGCGCGTCCACGAATCGGCTGATTTTTCAGGATCTAACTCAGGGAATCTGATCAGCAGATCATCAAGTATAGACATTAAACAGCCTCCAACATGCCGAATTCAATTGCTCTATCAATGCGCAATTTTAACGTTTCTGTAACGTCCATCTCTGACAAATCAAAAACTTCATTGCAATCAATGACTTTGTGGCCTATAGATAGCTTGCCAGATGTTACATTTTTGTATTTTCCTCTCAAACGAACAGAATCAATAAATTCTTTTCCGACAACAGCAAGTGGATTAACATGATGATCATTTTGCTCTCGAATTTCTCTTTTTCGCTCTTCAACGTACCGACTTTTAGCCATAGATCCCCCGTTTTTGGCGTCCTTGCCCACAGAATTTATTACAAACCGCGCAAAATTCGACCACCAGCAGGCTCAAGAATATCAAGCCCAGCGATCCGGTATTTTGAATCGATTGTAAACGAAAATCCTGCTTCATAAATGTTGCTAAAACGTAACGCTAATGGTATGCGCATTTTCATAACGTCAGCGCTATCGCTGTAAACAGCCGTGTAACTCGCTTGACCGTCTTGAGTTGCGCGGAAAGATGCGGCAAAAGTGACGCCAGGAAAATTAAGTTGTAACGCTGCTAAAACAGATCGACCACTTTCAGCAGTAGTACCTAAGATCTTGGTTTGCAATGAGTTTAATGTTTCAACCGTGGTGATTACGCGCATGGCTTTATATTCCGGCGTGTTGTTAACGCTGTTCCACTGCGATGTAATCAACTCCGCGAATTCGTCATAAGCCTGTTTTCCAGTCATTGACAAGATCGTTCCAGATGCTGTAGTAGATGTAAAATAATTGTTATTTAACAGTCCACCGCCAGCAGCATTTAGACCAACCAAACCAATTTGATCAACTTCGCGCAAATACGACTTATTATGCGCTGCAATGTAATTTTGTGGCAGATTGATCCCCTGGATTCCAGCTTCATTTACTTCGCTGTCGCTCCAGTTAGAATGCGATTCGCGTTCAATAACAGTTAGATAGCTGTCCTCTGCCGCCAAGCTGATCTTACCGCGATTGCCGGAAACATCGCCAGCAGTTGTAAAGCCACCGATATCGCGCAGGCGCAACGATTGGATCTTGCGAGAGTAACCGCCTGAATTATCGACTTCAATTCCTGAGTTTACTAAGACAAGCTCGGGGTATTTTTTCTCAAGGATCTTAGGATCTACATGTGTAAGATTACGCGCCAGCACTGCACCAGCCACTGAATCTTTAAATTGCGTTTTTTGAGAAACCAAGGATTCCAAAGAATCAAGATTGTATAATTGACCTAACTTCATAATTTTTCTGCCTTTTAGTATAAACGGATCAACCAAACATCTTGGCCGACTTTCTCAATAAATTCAGCGCGCGCTTGCGTACCGCCAGCGGAAAGCGCCTCACCCGTGTTGTCATCAACAAAAACAGCCCCGAACTTTTCCGGTTTTTCGCCAACTTTCACATCAACTGTAACTAGACCTTGTCGCATATACTCAACTTGACGATATAACGATCCGTCAACAATTCCGCCGTCTTCAATTGGTGCCGCAACATTACGCAACACAACACCAGCCAGAAGAGGGCCAGCGAACCCGTTAGTGTTCAGTAACTTACCGTTATCTAGTTGAGCAAAACGACCAACACGAAGACCATCTTGAAAATCATCAGATGTTAAAATAATGTTAACATCGCCATAACGCTCACCCGCACCGATTGGGCCGAAATCGTTAGTTAAACCGCCTGTGAATGCCATGATTAAAGATCCTTATCTTTGAGAGCTGAAAACTTGCCCGAGCTAATATTATCGCCAAACGTTTTTAGATCTGACGCTGATTTTTTTAACAATTTAAACGCAATCGGTAGCTCAGAATCGCTGAACTTCTGCTCGCCGTGCTCAGTTTTTAGAGCGTCGCGCATGATTTGTTGAGTTGTTTTACCTGAAAAAACATAATTAGAATCAAGAAATTGCGTTGCTTTATCGATGGCGGCGGAATGTTCAGCGATCACTTTAGAAATCGCGTCCTTGAATTCAGCGCTGTCTTTAAGCTCAACAGCTGGTTCAGGAGCTGGAGCTGGGGCCGGATCTTCTGGTTTTGCTGGCTCTTTTTCTTCCTTTGAATCCTCTTTTTTAGTTTCCTCTGGCTTGGTCGATCCGCCTGCCATAGTAATTACCTCTTGCAGTTTCGGAATAATATTCTGTAAATCATCGGCGGGGATTACTTTCAAAGCGTCTGGCAAAGCGGCGATAATCTCCCCGATTTGCTGTAAGCTTGGTTTCCCGTCTTCATCTAGAAAAACGTTCTTTTTCATATCTTTAATGCCCTTTTTTTGATCAATAAAAGCGACTCTTGGCCCACATCTTCCAGCTTCAACGATAGCAAGATGATGCGGATTTATATTAATCTGCTCGTAGTCATATATACTGTGCTTAACGAGATTGCCAGTATACCCTAGTGATAGCTCACGAGTACCACCCGCAAGCAGATCAATAGCCGAATCCGATAGATCAATTCTGTTTTTTATAGCAAGCCTGGCGTCCGATCCTTCATCAACAAAATCAACAATGTTGGATTCAGTAATAGATCCTGACTTGTCCTTCACATCGCTATCTGTATCTACATGTCCGCTAGTGACAGGCAGCCCAGACATACGATTATTTATATTTGCAATCGTCGCAGGCGAGCGGTACACCTTGAATAATTTTGATGCTGGATCTTTCCCAATCTCATAGCCGTAGTACTCAAGCACCCCGTCACGCACTGAAATAGCTGTTTTTTCCGAGCCATTCCAAGAGATCGCGTCTTTAAATGTTTGTTTTTCTTGGCTCATAAATAAAACCTATAACATAGTTTACAAGATGATAACATTGTGTTATTGCATCAATCAAATTATTTCATCAAGCACGTACTGGACGGTACACCGACAATTGAAATCTACGCCCTGCTGCAAGTACAATCCGTCTACACTGCTGTAACATCCTTCTGCAAGATCGAACTCTACCCCGTCACGATCAGCATGTGATGGCCTAACACTATCGTCATCAGCTGTTACCCAAATCGCTTTCTTAATACCGAGTCTTTTAGCGCGTAAGTTGGCGCTGATTGAGTTAAAATTCTGAATCTGGTTGCTAGCTAAAAACTTCGCGTGATTCTTTCTTTTTTCTACTAAACCATTGAATTTACTAAGCAAATCCTCCAAGCTCTGGCCGTCGGTCATCGCGTGAAGCGTGTTATTTGTGAACGTCTCTAGTGATTCATCACGTAGTTTTTTAGCCCATTGAGTAGTTTCTAAAACTAGCGCATTAATTTCTGTTGTCATGCCATCGCGAGCAAGTAATCGCTCGGTGCTGATCCCTATTTTATTCTCAAGCGCTTTATATAGCCTAACCGATGAACTGCGATCTGCATTCATCAAAATTTTTGAAACTTGGTAAAAAATCTTATCGTTTGAGAACTGCCGGAATATTTTTCGCTTGACTTGCTCAGACAGCGTTAGCATTACACGCGCATAGTTTCCCGTCTGAGCGTCCGCGAATTTCTCAATAGTCGAGACGTTCATTGCTAGTAAAACATTGTTTTTAAAGCGCTTTGCTATCTGATCGGTCATAAATAGAAACAATTCAGAAAGCTCACGCTCGTATGCCAGCGATGCAGGCGGCTGCTTGGCTTTAGTAATTGTCATTGTCATCCTTATCATCATCCAGCTTGAAAATGTCAAATTCCTTTGGCTTGGTAACACCTGCCTCAATCAAATATTTTGAATGATCGCCAGCAATTTCAAACAGCTTCTTAGCGTTTTCAATTGCTATTGCATCGTATTTAATCCGATCAAGTGGCGATCCGCCTTGGTTTTCTTTGAATGCGACTTCCGGCAATCCGCACGCTGCAAAAAGTTCGTTGATCGGCTCGATCAAGCACGTATCTTGGAAATTCTCGATTGTGTCTTGAAAGATCATTCGATCAGATTCGCCTGTAGCATTCATTCCGCTTACACTATCGCCCAAAAATGAAAGCGGGATACCGGACACCATTGACAGCCTTCGCAATGAGATCGCGTTAACGTCAGCCAGGTTTGAGAGCGTTTGAGAAACTGATATCACGTCATCTTCTTTGTCGATAATGCCATCGCCGTAAATAGATCGAACATCTGCAATTGCAGAGAAATACTTAAGCAAATCAGCTTCTTGATGGTTCTCGCAGTGCGTTTTGAACCCCTCAACTTTGTGGTAAACGGTGGAATTTTTCTCAATAATCGTACTACTGGCGCGCTCAATAATGAGGTCGTTTATAATCTGGTTTCTGATTAATTGAAATTCAGAAATTCCGCCGTAATCGTACAAATTCGCATCATCGGCGGCAGGCTTAAAATATGTAAAATCGATTAGCCAACTATGATGAAAATCAGTTTGAGAAATTCGAAAACCCTCTGGCTTTCCGTATCGCCAACTACGTAGATCGCTGTCAACATTGAGCGGAGTACACAAATCACCGGAGAAAACGACGGGCTTAGTTATTGATAAATCAATGTTTCCACGCCGTGGCCGAGAGAAATCAGCACCACGCTGGTTGAGTAGGATCATTCCCCTGCCGTATCCTATGCACGCCTCAGCCGCTTCTTTTACCGACCTAGCCAAATGCTTTTTGTACTTAAGCTCCTGATCTTTAGACACAAAATCGAGCGTGTCATTTAGTGCATAGCCAGCCTTTAGCCGCACAATACGCGAACCGATGCCGCTAACAAGTAGCCCTTTAATTTCCGAATTGTCTATTTTTTCGGAAACTATGCGGTTTGATGACGTGCCGGATCGAATGTTCGCGAGCCTGTTTCTAAAATTTATAATTCCATCGTAAAAATTCATCATAATAGCCTTGCGTAGTTAACTGTATGATTACCAAGCATTAACTCAATCGCATCGATCATCGGATCTACTTGGTCATCGTGCGTTTTAAAATCTGAGGTGATACTCTCACATTCCGCTAGAAAATCGTTTACCCAGTCACGATCATTTGGGATCTTGATGTAGCCAGACTGAATATAGCCTTGTACATCCATAAATCTACTCAATTTGTCGCGGGATCTTTGTATTGCCTTGATGGGTATGCTTGCGCCATCGTAGTTTTTTATCTGCTGAATCAATCCGGTACCAGAAGATTTGTCTTCTATACCCATATAGCGGCACTTTGAGCCGCTAAGTGACGCGCATTTTTTCCAAAACGCAACGGCGCGGCGTTTCAGTTCGTCCGCCTCCCATTTACCCCGGATCATATCTAGCAAATACAGGTTACCATCAAACCCTAGGCCCCAGTGCTCGAAAACACTGAAATCATTACGTTCTGCGGTTTTTTGTGCTGTATCGCCGATGACGCAAGTCCATTTTAGATTAGGAATTTGATCGTATTCGCCAAACCAATCTGATTTGATTAGTCCGCCTCCGCGCTCTGTAGGTCGTTGTTGATAAAGGGCATTCCACGTTAACGATCCCGATAATTTACACGCCTCTACAAAATCGCGCGGCATGCGCTCAGGAAAAAGCAATTCGCCTTTTTGACGAAGTTTATATTTTTTCCCGTTGATCCGGTGGATCTCAGGATTTTCATCTTCCCACTCCATTGGAAAACTTACCACGCGCCAGGCTTCGCCGCCTTTTTCTGCTCTAGCCAGCAACTGCCCGGCTAGGTCGTTCTTGTGCCAGCGCGTTAAGATTATGATTATTCCGTTAATTTTCGGATCGCGGCGTGTAAAAAATGTGGTGTCGTACCAATCGATCACGCTTTCTTGATATGCTTTTGAAGACGCCGTTTTATAATCTTTTGCTGGATCGTCAATAATCCCGATGTGCATACCCTGCCCAGTGATACCACCGCCTACGCCTGCCGCGCGATACGAACCACCGTGCAGCTCTCCGCTTTCTGAAACAGTTTCCCAAAGCTCTGCCGTGCGTATTCCACCAGCTGACGCGCCTTTGCTGTTCTTTCCAGAAATGCGCGTATTCGGAAACACGTCACTATATAAAGGATCGTCTATAATGCGTTGTGTATCTCTGCTCATGCGCTCAGCGAGCGATGCAGAGTATGAGCATGAAATAACATGCCAATCTGGATGTTTTCCCAATGCGAAAGCAGGGAAACGCCTTGATCCTATTTCACTTTTCCCAGCCCTTGGCGGCGACATGATCATGAGCCTTGGATTTTTACCGTCCTCCACATCCTGCAAAAACTGATCTAATTCCTCGCATAATAGCTCATTAAACCAGCCGCTCTGATAGTCCATTTTTGTGTAAATAATGAAATCAATGAGGCGTTTTGACGCTTTTTTAGAAAGTCGTTTTTTGATAGCCTCGAAAATCTCTTTATTCGTCATCGTCGATTTTTTCAGAAAGTTGGTTCACAAAACGGCCAAGCCCAAGCGCTGCTAGTTTCTCAGACAAAACTTCATCGCTTATATCGCGCGTCTGGATCGTTCCAGATAGCTCAATGATCCTTTTATCCAGTCCGCACAACTTGGCTTTTCCCATTGTCGCGCTTACTGCCGCACTGGATTGTGGAGTTTCAGCACTGAGTGCCACTTGTCTAGCCTCCTCTAACTCCTCTATCAGACTATCTACTGTGATCGCGTGTCTGGTCATATGATCCGCCTTGATTTTATTTATTAATGACATAATCTTGACATTTGCCAAAAGTTTGTATGCGTTTCTATTCGCTGACTCTATTTTTAAATGATACGCATCATAAGCCTCTCTATACGCATCCGTGGCGTTACCTAACTCAATGTATTTCATAGCAAATTTTTCTTGCTTTGGCGTAAGCTTGTAGTTTTTTTTCTTTTCCATACCTCACCAGCACACAAATAAAAACATTTCAAGTTATTTTACATCAAAAAAGAATAAAAAAACAGATAAAATGATGTAATAAAAGTTTGACTATATTATATGTATACAGTATAGTTACTCCATCGAAACGAACTTTGAGAGATTAAAAATGGCAACTCATCAAATCATCGGCGGAAGCGAAAAACAAAACACATGGGCAAATAAAATAGCATCTGGCTGGATTGCTCAACTGCAAAATGCGATCGATACTGCTCACGTGGATTGGCATAAAGAAAATTTAATTTTTGCAATGGGTAAGTTGATGAATGGTCTTGATAAAATAACAGCTATACAGGTTATTAATCTGGAGGAGGCAAAAAGGAGCCCTGTACTAGCTCTCTTAAAGCAAGCTTTGGTTAATCACAGTCAAAACGAGGACGCATCATGAGGGCTTACGCATATAACACAGATACACTGCTGATAGTAGCAACAGCTAGCGGGGAAACAAACGAGGACTGCGAAACCGCGCTCGCTGATTTTATGAATTCCGATGTTTTTGGCATCACTTATAGCCCGGCCTTTGGATCAACAGGCGGCTTGGCTGGATATGATGAAAATTGCGAGGAAATTTTAAGCAAGTAATCAAAAAATGATTTGACATATAATCAACTTTTGCTTATTATTATTATCACATCGAAACAAAACACACACATGAGGATTTAAAGATGACTATTACCGCAGTGATTTATGACGAACTCGACCAGCAATATGGTGACCACTATTTTTTAAGTTCGGACGCTGATTTTGATACGGTCGAAGCCATTGCCTGCGCTACCGCAAGAAAAAATTCTACGCGCTACTGCATCAGGTGGTGCCGTGACTCTGACGGATGTTGTGGATTTTGGGGGCCTAATGGGGCGCAATTTGATCCGTATTGGTATGGCGAAAAATAATATTAACTATCTAACAAAGGATTTAAAGATGAGCAATTTGAGAGTAACTAGAGAGCAAGTCGAAGCTGCAGTTCTTGGCCTCGATATATGTTGCGACGACATAAATCTAGCTGCGTTAGTGCAGCTAATTGGGATTGATAACACGCTAACACTAGCGAGCAAGTACTACCACAGCTTAAAAATTCCGGCACGATTTGCGCTTGCATGTGCGCGTAGAGTGCAAAACGAAGAGACTAAAAAAGTTCTTGATGATCTGGAAAATTTCCTTATCTCGCAGTCTGTTACAAGCGAAGATCTTGTAAAAGAGGCGGAGGATCTATCGCGTGAAAATGAACTCGAGTACAACGCGATTTACCACGCGCTCTACTCAGCAATTTCTTACACTAGCGATGCTATCCATGCGTATCACGCGCAGGGTTTTTGTGCCGCGCTGGTAAGCGAAGAAAAGACATGGGCGGAGATAGGACGGCAGGAGTTTATTTTAATCCAAATTATTGAATCAGCCGGAAACTAATAAGGGACGAAGATGGGAAACTTGAGAGTAACAAGAGTGCAAGTCGAAGCTGAATTTCCAGGCCTCGATATCTGTTGCAATGACATAAATTTGTCCGCGCTAGTTGACTCGTTGGGCATTGACAAAACGCTAATAATCGCAGACGAATGTTATAACAGTCTTAAAATTCCGGCACGATTCGCGCTTGCGTGTGCGCGCCGCATTCAAGACGACGAGAGTAAAAAGATTCTTGACGATATTGAAGAGATATTTAAGTTCAAACATGCGGACTGGTCGGATTGGGTTGGATTGCATGCTAAATATAAGCCTTGGCGCTTTGATTATACCCGCGCCACTTTTGACACAATGACGACACGCCACGGCGCCACAAGCGCTATTAAAACGAGATTACTTTGTATAAACGCGAGTAATGATTACATTCTCGATGTACTTGCGTGGCAAGAGGATGATTTAACTCGAATTATTGAATCTTTCGGCAACTAAAATAATCGCTTCTGACATAAAAATCAGCGGCATAACAAAAACGCAGAGAGTAATAAAATGTCAAAACGTCTAGAAATCCTCAAGGCCTCACTAATCAAAAAGCAAGAAAAATTCGACGCTACTTTGCAGCATCACTTTGACACCGTGGCACTAGCAAACGGGCAGCCACTCAACGACAAGCGCGGCGGATATAAAACGCTGCAAAAATGGGATAGGCAAAACGAAACGCTACGCAATATTGATGCCAGCATTGAAAAAACCAAGGCCGCGATTGAGCGAGAGGAGTCAAAAATAGCCGCAGTTAACGCCGTAGAGCTTCCGGAATGTATAAAAAACGCCATAGATCAAGGGTTAATAACGCAATGGCGAAAATTTCCGCGATTCTTTTTTGTCGTTGGCGTAGAAAAAGCCAGGTTCTCGATTGATGAAAAAAGCGGCCAACTTGCGCACAGATATCTAAACGCGGTGTCAAAAGAAGAGTTTGCTATTTTCCGCGATGTTTATAACGCCCTGAATGCAGAGATGAAAAAAATAAAGCATAATCAAAAAATGGCTTGACTTATAAGCACATTTTGACTATTATTACTCTATCGAAACAGATGGAGGCAATAAAATGACAACTCAAGCATTCGTTACTTACTCAATCGAAGAAGAAATTGAATTTACAATTGACAGCGAGGGCGACGAGCACGAAGTTTCTACTGAATACTGGCTTATTAATCTAGTTTTCGTACCCGTTGCTGAGCGCGGCCAGGGTAAAGCGCGTCAGATGCTTACCGACGCTATAGCAGACATGAAAGCGCAACGCCGCGATTTAGAGATCAAGCTCTGGACAGAGGCGCAAGACGCTGAAACTTGCAACGAAAAACTTGCTGCTTTTTACGAATCCATGGGTTTTGAAGCAACTGGCAACGGCGCTGAGATGATTTTGAATTAAATGGGGTTGTAAAATGAAAAATCAACTTGAAAACCTTGAAAATTTACTTTGTAAAAAACAAACAGAATTAACCTATCTCATCCACAGCCCCGCATTCGGTCGCGGATCTGCATTTATTCACGCCCGCTTAGATTTACTGAATGAAGAAATTTCATCATTAAAAGAGCAAATAAACATAGAAAAAAAGCTTGACGTATAAGCAAACTTTAATTATAATTACTACATCAAGACACGATACAACTTAACGCAAAATTGGAGATTTAAACTATGAACGCATTCACACTTTACCAATCCGCATTTGATTCATACTGTGATTTTATTGAGTTTACAACTGATTACGTTGTCGCATATGCAAGCGGCGCATTTGATAAGTTTATCAGCGTAGAGGTAGCTAAAAAAATAGTTGATTGCGCAATTAACTTCCGAGACAACGGAAATGGATCAAATGACCTGTTTTACATGATAGAGCAGCCACTTTCTGCCATCGAGCTGTAACTTTACCGGGCGGCAAAAACGCCGCCAATAATTTAACTTTAAAAAATTGCAGCGAGGTGACACATGAAATTTAAAAAAGGTGACAAAGTTTTGGCCGTTGTGCCGCTTATAAGATGCGGAAACGTTCTTGGAGAACTTAAATTAATTTGTGTTGTTATTTTTGTGTCTGAATTTGGGACGTACATCATACAATCGGAATGCGGTAGTAAAATCTGTGTGACAGCCGATCAAGTTGAAAAATTGGAGGATCGATAGATGCTAATTGAAGAATATATCAACAAAAACTTCGGCGGCTGCAAAGCCGCTTTTGCGCGCCATCTCGGAAAAATGCCACAGCAAGTTACGCGATGGGTTAACG